AATAATAGCAAGAAAGTCGGTGAATTGTATCTCTTAAATCCGATGGCTGCACGGATTAATTTCTGAGCTTCACCCTGGTCAACTAACTCACAACTAGTCTTAGTTATGGATATTCCAATTGAAGACGGAGGTATACAAACTTCTGTTGATAACAAGACTTTCGTCAAATCTGAGGGCTGTTACAACATATTGAAACAGTTATTCATGGAAAATATTCCTGAAGAACAGTTTCCCACTTATAAAGAGTGGGTTGCAATGGTCGACGGTGACGAACTTCATGACCCAACTTTAGTCGGATTCGTACCTGGAGGATCTGGCCCTGCGGCAGCTGCAGCTGCATCTGCGTTCGCTCGAAGAGTTGGCGTTGAAGCTTTCAAAGCTTCAGGCCTCAATTTAGGCACTGCTGATGAACTTCTTAATTCCATGAGAGCTACAGCGGAACAAAAGATAAGACAGCGTGTTAAAGAAACAGCTTCCCAAATGTTTGAGAAGTTTACTGACACGGGTGATGGTGGAACTAGTGAAACTAATTATCTTGGTGGATCTAGATTCAACCCTACTGGATTATCACAGACCTTGAAACCAATAGATACTGGATTTAGTACTAGTATCACTTTCCAGGGTCAAACTCGATACTGGCAAGACGGTAAAGAAAACAGTGGTCCACTATTTCTTAAGACTGGTGTACCAGGCTTAATTACTACCGCTGACAACACTAACAGAGACCAACAGATTTGGGACTTCATTGATGGCCCTATAACTATGGAATGGAACACTGCCATAGCTAGAAAAGTTACTTGGACTGGTAGAGTTGTAGATTTACTAACAGAAATTAAGATTGCTGATTATATCAATAGATGTCTTAATGTCTGCAGCGTTTACTACTTTTGGAGAAGTGTAATTGCATTTACAGATGATCCTCGTAATAGAAACGCTGGAATGGACGCTTTAAGAGATAGGCTGACTCCAGATGACTATAACAACCTATTCAATCTTAGACGTGAAATGATGCAAAGTGCGATTCCGCCTTTCGTTCACGAGTTCTGCTTCTACATAATGGGTACTTACAGACAGAACCATCTGCCTACTTCACCTATTATGAAGATCATGCCATTTCGATTCGCTACTACATCTAACGCTTATTTCGATGGTACAGTTGCACTTGAAAATAACCTATCACCTGTTGATATGGCACGTGGACACCTTAGTCAATTAAGAGAGTTCAACAACATACTTTCAAGAGCAATTGGAGATTGGGGTGGTATTGAACCGTTCGAATATACTTCGTCACCAAGAGTAGATTTTAACTATACTACTTTCTGGACTAACGCGAATTATGTTGGTAGCAATACAAACGGTGGTAACTACTTCCCTAGAATTGCTTCCATTAGCGAGGAGGTAACTTACAACATCCACACTGACGCACCTGACGGCTGGGTATCTGCAATGGTATCTCCATATGTTGCTGACACTAACCAATTTGGAGTAGGTCTATTCCATGATTGGGTACTTCATGCGAATGGCACTCAATTAGGTACTTCATTCTGCTACTACGGTAGTGGTAAAATGACAACGTGTTTAGTTTACAATGCTGACAGTGTAGCTGGTTTCTATCCTGTAGAGTCTGCTCAATACTATCAGAGTCTAAGTGGTAACACTTATACTACCGTTTTAACTTCGGGCGTATACCACAAGTTCCAGAAGTTTGGAACTGAACGTGTTATTCTTACGTCGGTTAACGCTTTGCGTCAAGCTAACTTCCAATTCCTTGAACTTCTTTACACAACTGACCTACGTAAGTTAGGATCATCTCCTGGAATATCTCAGGGTAAAGAAATCTCTGCTTCTAAAAGTGGGAAGAACCCTTATGGAGGAAGAAAGAGAAGAGGGAAGAGAAGAGGTAGTTCATCTATGAAGGACGAAAGTTCTGGTAAAGACGAACTTTAGCTAACTAAACTCATTCATTAACAAAGTAATATGCATACCTTTAATGATAATTGGACTTATGAGGAATTGCTTAATGATCTTGACAAGTCTGAACAAAATAAGCTATCCATTATACTTTCACGTCTTGAGGCAGGAAGTAACAAGGTCTTAATCACACCTGTTGGAGAACGGGTTGGACCTAAAGTTATATTCGATGAATGGAATAAAACATTCATGCGAAACTCTAATAAAATGAATGATGTTCTTATAGATATTGAGATGAACCAAAGAGAAAAGTATGGACCTCGTTCTATTGCTGCTCCTTGGTCAGAAATCAAGTCTGATACTTTGTCAACTTTTGATGTTGATGATCATAATTGTGACCACTTATCAACTATTCCATACAAAAGTAGTGACAAAGGTATTCTTAGACCTATGTCTACTTCAACGGCTGTTGATTCCGTTAAGAAGAATACAAATTCTGGTCTCCCTTCACTTTCGAAGAAAGGAAGTGTCCTGTCCTCTACACTTAATAATCTCGAGGAAGAGTATGCGGCTAATTACCCTATGGTGCCGTTTATACGAACACAGGAACAAGGTAAAACTCGCGTTGTTATGGGCTATCCTTTTAGTGACATAATTGTGGAAACACGATACTTTGAGCCTTTGTTTAGATATTTCAGGGAATTCGACCAATTTTCAGCTATGAGAAGCCCAACCGACGTGAACTTAGCTATGACTCGTTTGCTTTCCGAAACAGTCAGGCTTGGGCAAAAGTGTGTTTCTGGTGATATATCTGGATTTGATAAAGACTTCGGTCCTTCATTACAAGATAACACATTTCGGAAAATGTCTTATTTAATTCAAGAGCAATATATTCCTGACTTTTCAGTTATAGCTCACCGTTTTCGTACCAAAGGTCTCGTTACACCGGAAGGCGTGGTCAATGGTCAACACGGTTTACCCTCCGGGTCCAGAGGTACCAATCTTGTCGGTAGTGTAGGCAATGATAGTGTAAATGGTCAACCCTTACGTCAGATTCTAGGTGATGATTTTGCTTGTGCGAGTAGTAACCCAGATGAACTTTTCGCTAGGTACGAAAAGTGTGGCATGGAATTAAACAGAGATAAGACATTGATATCAGATGGGTATTATCTGTATCTGCAAATGCTATTTCATCCTGATTACCAAAGAAATAGTGTGATTGTTGGAGTGTACCCAACCTGGAGAGCAATTAACAGGTTGATTCACCCTGAAACTTTCTCCGAGTTCAATGATTTCGATTTAGACGGCAAAGATTATTTTGCTATACGCAGTCTGAGCATTTTGGAAAACTGTAAGTATCATCCTTTATTCGAAGAGCTCGTTAAATTCTGGTTGCGTTACGAAAAGTACGCAATACCCACAAATCAAGGTATCCGTAAGTATGTTCAGTATCTTAAGGCTACCACTGGATCCATTGG